TTTCTATATCAGGATTAGGATGAGGAAAAACAGCATGCATACACTTGAACTGTTCAAACAATTTACCTTGTTCAAGGCATTTTTGGACTTTTTCAGATAGGACTTCAGGAGGATAGATTTCAGCAAGTTCTTTTGCCGAATGCCTAGATATTCTAAATATAGTATCTATTTTCCCATAATAATCTGATGCAAGATAACAATCTGATAATGGAAAACACTGGTAATATGGACCTTCACCAATTCGGTCTTGAATAAATAATACGGCAGTCCCAAATGCTCCTAAATCAGTATAGTATTCAAAGATTGCAGGATGGAAATTAGAAGAAGGTCTGTTAAATGCTTCACCTAACAGAACAGTGCATTCTTCTAGCCATAACTGAACAGGCCGATATTGGTTTAATTCCTTATTTTCTGTTTGAATGTGGAACCAACGTAATGCTGAATTGGTCATCATGTTGTGAAGACCTGAAGCAAAACGTGTTAATGCCCTTACAGGAGTGGAATCAAAGATATACTGCCTTCTTTCTTCGCCAGCAGATCTTTCTGTTTCAAAGTCTGCTCTACGAGGAAGAATGTAACGTGCTATTTCCTGCCAATTTGACTCCCAATTAACCCTATTGGATTTAAGAGTCTCATAGCGTTTCATTATTTGTTCAACAAACCCACCATCTTGGCTGAAGTTTGGTGATGAATTAGCTATCATCCGAGCATTCCTCTACGAGTTAAAATAGAAGCCTTTTTCCCTCTGGTTCTATATAAATCTTCTCCAACTTCTCCTAAAGACCTTCTTATGTTAGAAGCCCAACCAACTGCTCTGGAGTTCATTGCAGATGGAGGTGCAGAATCTCCTTTTTCTGTTAAGGCTTCCTCAACAGTGCTTTCATCATCGATATCATCATCGTCATCGCTAACATTATTTATATCTTCAGTGGTGTATTCTTCTAATGCTGTATCTGACAAACCACCACCACCACCTTCTGTTTCGCCAAACATATTAGTACCAAGTCTATCTTGCCATGCTCCAGCACCCCACGCTTTATTAAAAGCGTCCCAAGAAAGTTGATTGCCTTCCAAACCTAGTCTTTTATCAACAAGATTTGCACCACTCCAGCCTTCTTTAAAGTCTTCCCATTGTCTTCCATAATGGTGTGCTCCAACTCGGTCTTGCCAACCTCCTGAATCCCAAGAAGATTTATCCCATTTTGCAAAATCATGGCCTCCAAGTCCTAAAGTATTCCAGATTTCTCCACCTTCTAACTTTTGCATTAAGAAAGATTTTCCTGCACCGGGGAATTGGCCCATAGGTTTTTCAAGAAAACCACCTATATCTTTTGCAAAATCTCCAAAGACCCCACTTTTTAATGCTTTTATCCCTTTCCCTGTAAAATCACTTAATATACTCATATACCCTCTTTAATTAAGCAGTTCCACCATAACCAAAACCAGCTTTCCTTGAGCGGAAACCCATTGCCGCACCAAGACCTGTTCCCATTGTTTTTAAATCTCTATAAGATGCCATTCTCGTTTTAGAAGCCTGTGCCATTGCAGAAAAAGCTCTAGGTAATGCTTTGCCAGCTTTTTCCTTACGTGTCATAGCTTTAGAATATTCAGATCCGGGTTTTGTCATGGCATCCCATGCTGTTTTAGCAGTTGAATAATTTGTAAAAGCAGTACTTGATGCACCCCATGCAGTGCCAACAGCCTGATCTGCGATATCCCATTCTCCATAAGCCGTATCATAAGCAGTTTTAGATACTGTTTCTTCTCCTTTTAAACCTCCTAATTTTCCTGCACCTATGCCGTAGCTTTCTTTAAATGCACTATATGCATCACTGGCTTTAAAATTAGTAATGGTATTAATATCCTTATCTATTTCTGAAAGAGAAAAATCTTTACCCCCAATATTACCAGTATATATACCACCTATAATATCATCTGCGGCTCCCATAATTTTATCATGGACATCATGTTCCTTATACCATTCTTTATTTGGGTCCCATCCCCATCCTAATAAAGATCCTTTCCAAACATCTTTTCCTTTTCGATGTTCCTGTCTTGTCCAACGACCACCTTTGAATTCTAATTTATCTCCTGCATCCCATGTACTTCCACCATAATCGTACCATTCTTTATTAAGATCAGTTAATCCTATACTTTTAAAATAGAAATCTTTTGCAACATCAGCACTTGTTACCATTGATCCATCGTCAAATGTTATTTTCTTGTTGCCATATTTTGCTAATCCTTTTGTTTTATGTGCCCAATCATAACTGGTAAGTGTGCTGGCAACACCTTCATCTATCTTGCCATCCTCGCCATGAAGTAATTGTTTTGTTATATCACTAGAATAAAAGGCTCCTGTTCCTTCTGGCAAACTTCCATATGTTGTATCATACTCACTTTTTGCCTTTTTGTATTTACCTGTTATTTCATTCATATACAAAGACATTGTGTGTTCTTTTGTTTTATGAACAGGAATTTTAATTTCACTTGTAAGATCACCAGATTCCAATGCAGTTTTGTACTTTCCTGACAATTCCTTATGATATTTTTCTTTAGATTGTTCTTTGGATAAATAAACAGGAATCTTGTAAGGAGTTTTCAGAACGTCACCAGATTCCAGCCCTGCTTTATATTTTTCTGCTAAATCTTTATGGTAAAGCCCCATCATTTGATCCTTAGATTTATGCACAGGAGTTCCATCAGCATCATAGGTTACGCTTTCAACTGATCCCTCTTTGAGCCAATCGTTAAATGATTTTGGCTTTGTCCGACTTCTCCAATCACCAAAAGACTCAACATCTACTCCTTCATCATACTTTTCAATAGCTGGGTTATCTTTGAGCCAATCATCAAAAGATTTCGGTTTTGTCCTAGTTTTCCAATCACTAAAAGATTCGGTTATTGTTTCAGTATCATAAGTGACATCTGCTTTGGTTCTACCTAACCATTGATCAAAAGATTCTGCTTCTGTTTTTCTCCAAGAATCAAAACTTTCAAAAGCTGACACAGTACCTTCTGATTTTCCTAGATTTTTAAAATAATCAACTCCACCTGTTTCTGTTATATTTTTAAAAAAATCTTTTTTCGCTGTTGGTCCAACTCCACGTTCATGCCATTTTTTATATATATTATAAACATCAGCACCTTTCCCTTTTTGACTAGGATCTAATTCGACAAGATCTGATTCTTTTCCTAAATAAAATTCATCTGTCATTCCTTTAAGCTCTTTTTCTTTCGAACCAACCTTTTTTTGTATTCCTTGTAAATCGGTCCATGCTAGATCTCTTTTACCTTTTTTAGTAGTCCTGATGCCTTTAGCCGCATCCCATTTTTCATAAGCAGACGAACCGACCTCAAACCCTTCACCACCTTGCCATAGACCTCTTAATCTTTCGACTTCTTTCCATGCAGTTTGTTCTTTACCTGTCCAAATACCAGCTTCGTAGTCAGCAAGATCTTTTTCTTTTTTAGCAAGTCCGTATTGTTGCTTTAATTTGCGATAATCTCCTGCTGTCTGATAATAGGATTTTTGTCTCATTTGGGATTTGGTTAATAAAGAACCCCTAACGTAGGCCATAATGACTCCTATCAGTCCATTCTTGAAAATAAGGATATTCTTTATCAGTTGCACCAATTGCAATTTTAGGTCTACCCATATTCATAAAGATTGACTTACCAAATCTTGCAGACATAAGTGCATATCTTGTGGCACTCATCAAATCATCTCTTTCTTTGACGATCTTTCCTTCTTTCCTGTGATACATCCTGTATTCACTGAACCATTCTGTCAAGTGCTCGAAAACTTTGAAACTGCCTGACTGCATTTTTTGAAGGATTTCCATAATCCCCGGTTCAACTGCCATACCACCATCTGGATTCTCGAAATGCCTACCAAGCATATTAACCCCCAATTTGCGATATTGCTCCGCAAGCGGTTTCCCAGATCCTTTATCATGTTGTTCACCATCATGAGGCCACGCACAAGGTATCCATTCACCTCTTGCTTTAATTGCATGAGCATGGACAACAGGTGTTTCCGCAGACTGTTTATAAGCATCATAAACATAGAACTTCCCATTTTCAGTATCATGAGCAATCCAGACACAAGCAGTAGGATGAGTCCAACCGAAGTCGATAGCACAGATACGTTGGAAGTATTCAGGTATTTGGAAGGCTTCAATTTTGATTTGATCTTCTGGAATCGGGAATACCAAACCAGATCCCAATACAGGCATACCTTTTGAACGCATGTCTCTTTCATGCGGAGGCAATGCCGCCAAAATCTCTTCACGAATGTCAGGGGATAGGTGAGGTGCATCATCCCATGTTGCATTGAATAAAGCCTGATGAGGTTTAAGTTCATTAATAAATTGTGCAACAACCTGAGTCATTCCTGATTCAGGAGTAAACGTCATGTAGACAAGTCCACCACTTTTTAGCGTTCCTCTGAGTGCTTGGGAGTAAATATCTTGCGGAGGTTCTTCATCCAGCCAAATGACATCAAGTGCTTTACCCATCCATGCTTGGTGTCCTTGTTCGTAGGACTTGAACCAGATCTTTGAGTTTTTTCCTGACGAATGTTTAACAAGAACTGATTGATAAGCCTTCGGGATTCCGGGAGCACGTTCAAAGCCCACAATCCTATCTTTTGGTATAGTTCCGTGTCCAAAATCTTCTTCATCTCCGGGTTCTCCTAGTAGTTCTGCTTGTACTATATCTCTAGTATTATTGGATGTATTTCCTGCCGCCCATGCTTTGATAGGCTTTTTAAATCTAGCACCTTTCCACCAATCGGGATAAGCATCTCCAAGAGCATGCATCGTCAATTCCATTGCTCCTGAATAGGTTTTCCCAACCTTGTTTGCCGCCATTAAAAGACGTTGCCTTGCTAATCTTCCTCCTGAATCACGAGCTTCATGGAATTTATGCTGATATTCATAAGGTTCATAATATAAAACTCTATTAGTATCTTTTTTCTCTTGTATTGCTTCTGCAAGTGAAATGGCTTCTTCAAGAGCCTTCGTATTACTCATGATCTAGGTATTGGTTTCCCATAAACAATTTTTCTTGCATAAGGAGGAATAAAAGAACCTATGTTAAATTCCTTACCTGTTTTTTCTGTATCTTTTTTAACCCTTAGTGCATGGATAACATCAGGAAGAACAAATAGGTTTGTTCCAAAAGTCAGTTTGCTTCTTA